CGATTGTATACGATGCGATAACCGTAAATCTTAAAAAAAATAAAAACAATATCGATTCTAAAACAGGTTTCTTTTATTATGCAAGTAAGGATAAATTGTATATTTGGAAATATACGGTTAGAAAAAGTAAAAAGACTGATACCCAACCCAAAACATACCTAAAATTAATCCATGAAACTGACGATTTAAATTTGACAGTTAATGATTTTATACTTAATTTTCTATCAAAGGATAGTAAAGTTAAATCACATAAGTATCCTTTGTTTGAGGTTATATGTAATGACGTTTTTCCTTTAGAAGAAACACTAATACCAATATTCAAGAGAAAAGTAATGTCATATATCTCACAAACAGTAAAAAAAGAAGAAAGTAAAGTTAAAAAACTTATAACCGATGGGGTTTAACAAAAGGTTTGTAAAATTTGAAAATATATTAAATAGATTAAAATCTAACCAACCCTTATCTTCTTATTTCTCAGCAGATGCTTTAATATTTACCGACAAAGAATCAAAAGTAATATTTGATTTACATGAAAAAGGTATGACCGATTCTGAAATTTTAAAAACAATAAATAATGGTACCATCTCCAAAAATTAAAAAAACATTGTCAAAATTAAGACAACCTTTAGAGTTAGATTATATTGCGTCTAACTTATTAGAACTTGATAAAATTGATGCTGAAAGATTTTTAAATGAATTAGTTGAAGATGGGATTCTTACTAGAGAAAATAATGTATATAAAATAAGTAATAAAAAATGAAAACAAAATTAGAATATATTTGGTTAGACGGATATGTACCCGAACCAAATTTGAGAAGTAAAATTAAAGTTATTGACGGAGGAATTTCAGATTTATCACAAGTACCAGAATGGAATTTTGACGGTTCATCCACATTACAAGCTGAGGGTAATAGTTCTGATTGTATATTAAAACCTGTTAGGTTATATCGTGAAGTTGGGCAAAATCATAAACTTTATGTACTATGTGAAGTAATGAATCCTGATGGTACTCCTCATGAAACAAACCAAAGAGCTAAATTAGGTGATGAAGATAACGAAATGTGGATTGGTTTTGAACAAGAATACTTTATTAGAGAAGGTAAAAACAAACCTGTGTTAGGTCATAGTAGAGGGTCAATTGAAGGTCAAGGTAAATATTATTGTGGTGTTGGTGCTAATGTAATCGGTAGAGATATTGTTGAAGAACATATGGACCTATGTTTAAATATGGGTATTGGTATTACAGGTGTGAATGCTGAGGTTGCGTTAGGACAATGGGAGTATCAAGTATTTTCCCAAGGGAAATTAAAAGCGGGTGACGACCTATGGATGAGTAGATATCTAATGGATAAACTATCTGAAAAATATGGTTATTATATTGAATATCATCCTAAACCTTTGGCTTACGGAGAGTGGAATGGTTCAGGATTACACACGAACTTCTCAACCGAGAAAATGAGAAACGAAGGAGGGGAAAACTACTTCAACGTTTTATTCAATTCATTGGAATCAAGAAGACATAAACACATTGAAGTTTACGGTTCTGATAATGAACTTAGACTAACAGGTAGATTTGAAACACAATCAATTGATAAATTCAGTTGGGGTGTTAGTGATAGAGGAGCGTCTATCCGAGTACCTATGTCCACCGCTAAAGAATGGAAAGGTTATATTGAAGACAGAAGACCTGCTTCAAATGCAAACCCATACGAAATTATCAAAGTTATTTCTGACACTATTAATATGGCAGATGAATTGGTAGAAACCACTCACAAAATGTACACTAATGTTGATATGAAAAACTTTGACGAGGTCGCTAAAAAGTATAATGGGATTTTATCAAGTGAAGAATTGTTAAACGAATATAAAGAAGATTAAAATGGAACAAGTAAATCACCCACAACATTATGGTGGGGGAGATAATCCGTATGAAGCAATTAAAGTTATTGACGCGTGGGAGTTAGGTTTCTCATTAGGAAATACTGTTAAGTATATCTCAAGGGCGGGGAAAAAAGAATCAGATAAAGAATTACAAGACCTTAAAAAGGCATTGTGGTATCTACAACACCATATTGAAACATTAGAGAAAAAATGATAGAAACAGGTAAAATAATAAATGGGGATTGTATTGAGGTGATGAAAAAATTACCTGAAGGAAGTGTGGACTTAATTGTAACATCACCGCCATATGGTGTAGGTATTGCGGTTAAGAGAATCATACCGAGTATTAAAGGATGACGGAAGAATAGCGTTAAACATTCCATACGAAATTAATCGACAAAAGAAAGGTGGTCGTATTTTCTTTGTTTCAGAAATGTGGCAAATCATGAAAGAAATTGGTTACGGTTTTTTCGGTGTTGTTGACTTAGAGGAAGATAGTCCTCATAGAAGTAAAACAACTGCTTGGGGTTCATGGATGAGCCCATCATCACCGTACATTTATAACCCAAAGGAATGTGTTATACTCGCATATAAAAAACACCACATTAAAAAAGTTAAAGGAGAACCACAATGGAAGGGAACGCCAACAGAAGTTGAAGTTGAAGAAGGGGTGACAAAAATGAAAACGATTTATGCCGAAGAGGATAAAAAAGACTTCATCAGTTTAGTATACGGACAATGGAAATACTTTGCCGATACTAAGTCACTAACCAAGGCAACATTTTCAATGGATATCCCAACTAAAGCAATTAAAATATTGTCATATAAGAATGATATTGTATTAGACCCTTTTGCGGGTTCAGGGACAAGTTTAGTCGCCGCGGAGATTTTGGATAGAAGATGGATAGGTATAGAACTTTCACCAAATTATTGTCAAGTAGCAGAAACTAGAGTAAATTACTTTAAAACGTTAGAACAAATAAAAGAAATCCCACAACTATAAGTGGGATTTTTTATTTATTATGGTATTTATTATAAAACATCTTATAATGAAGAATAGTTTTATTAATGAATCAGAATTTAAAAATAAGTTAGTTCAAATATACGAAGAGGAACAACTAAGATATTTGAATAAAAAATGGGAAACTTTGTCGGGTAGCGATAGGACATTCGTAATAGAGATGTTAAAATCAATTTACCCTGAAAAATCATATCTTTTAAAAGAATCAAGATGGTACAACACAGTAGGGGATATCGTTGGTATATTTGACCCTACTGGTATTGTTGACCTTGTAAACGGTATTAGTTATTGGAGACAAGGAGATAAATTATTTGCGATATTGTCTTGGATATCGGTATTACCTGTATTGGGTGATTTAATTGCTAAACCAGTTGTTGGTTCTTTAAAACTTGGAGGTGACGCGATTAAAGCCTTTAGAACCGCATCAGCGGTTGGTGACGCGGCTAAAGTCGCAGAAACTGCTAAAGCGGCGGGAGGACCTATCGCTAAATTAGTATCATCGACACCTAGATGGGGAACTACCTTATTAAGTAAACTTGGAACAAGTGGAAAGGCTTCTGGCACCATGATGAAAGGTGTTACAGACTATGTTAAAGTTTTTGACGATGCGGGTAAGTTAATGAAAAACAGTAAGAAAGTTAAAAGTGCGGTTGAATTTGGTAAGGATGCTGCAAAACTTGGTAAAGGTTTTAAAGACGCTAGTAAGATAGGTAAAGGAGTTTCAGGAGCCAAATCATTAGCTGCGGCTGAAAAAGCACAGTTAGGTGTTTTAACAAAACAAAACCCTGTTAGAATATTTAGAGATTATGGTACAGGTAAAAATAGTTGGTTATCATTTATGAAATCTGATGCTAGTTTAGCGTCTAAAATACAAGCGGGAGTACCAAGAATATTTGGAGGTAACCCTGCGACTAGGTCATTAATGAGAAGAACTAAGTTTTATGCTGGGTTTTTAGATTGGTTAGGGATTGGTAATTTAGTTGGACCTGAAGAAGTTGAAAGTGCGTTAGGCGGTGCTGATGAAGCCAATAAACTATATTCGGAATATGCTCAATTACCTGAAGCACAAAAATTATGGAATCAAGATATGGCAGGTACAATTCCTCCACCATCACAAGCTTCTGAAACACCATCGATGGCGAGTAAAATAGCGAGTAGTGCAGGCATTGACCCTGTGAGCGTATTAACAAAATTATTTATTTAATGAAAAGAATTCTTAAAGAAAGTGGGTTAAGAGATATTAAAGATTTATCTAAAAGATACCCCAAAGCGGAAATATATTTTCACCAAGATTTAGATGGTGTAACTACGGCAATTGCAATGAAAAATTATTTGGAGAATAATGGAATTAAAGTTGTTGATGCTCATATTATACAATACGGGGATAAAGAATTTGCGGTAAAAAAGAATGATGCCCAAGGTGATATTATGCCAGTGTTAGTTGATTTTGCACATGGTAAACCCATGTTTGTTATACACACAGACCATCACGATAGACAAGCGGGTGCTGAGGATACTAAATCTAAATCATTTAGACAGTCTAGGTCTAATGTTGAAACAATATCTCAAATAATTTCACCTAAAGACATTTTCTCGAGTGATGATTTATTGTTAATTTCAACCGTTGATTCCGCCAATTATGCCGCAAACAAGATATCCGTTGATGATGTAATGAATTATATATTTAGATTAGATAAAGAAAAATCATTACAACGTAATAAAATGTTATTAGGTTTGGTTGCAAATAAGTTATTATTAGCATTTAAGAATAAACCAGGATTTTTGGAGGAGTTAGTTATGAAGACAACCCCTTCGTTAATGAATTTAATACAAAACATTAAACGAATCATGGTTGAAAAGGGTTACGCACCTATCGAGAGACTAGAAAAGAATAAGTTAGATTATGTACAACAAATGAAATCACATCCTGATGTGAAAGTTATGGGTAATATAATTGTTCAGTACGGAGGAGGAAGTATGATGCAACCTGGGTCCTATGATAGATACACCCCATTTAAAAATAATCCTGAAGCCGATTTCTTAGTTATTGCATGGCCTTTAGGTTTAGTACAAGCGTCTTGCAATCCATATAAACAAGATAGAGAATTAAAAGGGGTTAATTTAGGTGAGATAGCACAAGAAGTTTTATCTAAATGGGAAGGACAACTTAAAAGTAGAGACATACCTTTATCAACTATAAAATGGATATCCGAGTCTTCAAAAGAATTCGGAGAACACTCTGTAGGTTTTACCTTTAAAGATTTTGTGGCGATTTATGGGAATGATTACAAAGAAATTAAAGGTGGTAGAGAAACTTTAAAAGATATTGGGGAGTTAATGAAAAAACCATTTAAATCTTTAGATGAAGATGAAATGGATATTTTAGATAGTATTAGTGTTACTGCTTGGGATGTAATACAGGCTAATAGTGGAGGGCATAAATGTATTACAAATATTTCGGGGTTAAATTATATGGGAAGAAATACTAGACCTCCTAAAGGGTCTTATAAATATAACAAAGACAAAGATGATTCACCATATGTGAAGTTCACTAAAATGATACAGAATGAATTTGTTAAAGTTTTACAGACTAAGATTGGAAGTTAATAACATCACCAATCCTAACACCAAGTTTTTTACAGGTACCCCCACGAACTTCTAATATCATATCCCCGTTACCACAAAAGTTTTCACAATCTTCGGTGGTACACGGATTACAATTATGATGTATTGAAGTGATTTTATCACCACTTATAAAGATAATATCTAAATTAATAATACAGTTTTTCATCCAAAAACAATGTTCACCATCATCCATTAGGAATAACATACCATTAAAAGAAGAGTCGAAATCTCTACCCATCATTCCTTTTTGAGTGTCTTTCTGTGAAAAGACTGTTTTAACTCTAAACTTTTTATCTTTTAGTCTTATTATCATACTTATAAATATATAGTTTTTCTTAATGAAACAAAGTAAACGATTTGCAGGTATTATTGTAAAGTTTGATAACGAAGTATTGGTATGCCAAAGAAATTACAAGGGTGATATGCCAGGTGCTTGGTCAATACCTTGTGGGCATTTAGAAAATGATGAAAATGCGGTAAAAGGTGCAAAAAGGGAGTTCTTTGAAGAAACTAATATTGATATTAAAGGTAAAATTAACCTTGTTGGTTTTATGAATGGTAAAACTAAAGGTAAAAATGATTCTGACGGTTTATTTCATGTATTTCTTTATGAACCAAAAGAAAAGATTAAACCTGATTTAAAAAATGCTCAAGATGGAGACGAACATTTAGGGTGTAAATATTCTAAGTTAAAAGACTTACCTGTTGAAAAAAACAGTCAGTTATATGGTATAATTGAAAAAATTTTAAAATAGTGTAACTTTTTTTAAAAAATAAAATATTTATAACCTACATAGCCCCAACAACCCCTTTCTTTATGTTGGTAATGATTAACCCTAATAAATTTAGCCATTTGTTAGGGTTTTTTCTTTTTATTTATTATATTTGCCAATATGAAGACCAAAGTTCGTATTGAAAATAGAAAAGTTAAGTTTGAATATTTTATTGAGGATAAAATTTCTGTTGGTATTAAATTAACAGGGGTTGAAGTAAAAAGAATCAGGGAAGGTAAAATCTCAATGACCGACTCGTTTTGTTATTTCAACAATGGTGAACTATTCATGAAGAATGTTTTAATCCAAGGAATCGGAAATGATAATATCAGTAGAGATAAAAAATTACTTTTAAAGAAAAAAGAACTAAGAAAACTTGAATCGGAACTAACTAAAGGATTCACAATAATCCCTTACATTTTATTTGAAAACGAAAAAGGTTTATTAAAACTTGAAATTGTATTGGCTAAAGGTAAAAAACTTTGGGATAAACGAAACACAATTAAGGAGAGAGACATTAGTAGGGAATTAAAAAAAGAATATTAAAATGGAAAACAGAAGTGCCCATTATGGGGATGTTGCAAAATGGATTGAAAAGGTAATCGATTCTTGCGAAACATGGAGACAAACATTAACTGCACGTAAATTAATTAACAATTTCAGAAATCAATTAATGAGAGATACACCTGATAAATATTGGAATAGTTACCAGTATGAAGTTATTTGGCCTCTTGACGATATGGTGGAACGAAAGAGAGAGGAACTTGTAAAACAATCTAAAGAGTAATTTTTTTTTGTAATATCGTTTTATTTTAGTATCTTTGTACTCTACAAATAGATACATATACCCTTACGCCATGACACAGAAAGAATACCAACAGAAACATATTAAAGAGACCGTCGCTAACGTACAAAGAAGCGCAGATTCCTTCAAACAGGAAAGAGATAAAGTACAATCCGAATGGGAAAAACTGTTCAAGGAGGTTATTAAGTATTCACCTGATTTCGAATTAAAAAAGACTTCAAGAAAACAATCTTGGCAAGTACAACCATATATTGTTGAAGCTGACGGCACTTACAGTTACACTTCCCAAAGAGTTTTGGTTGGTGAGATTTCGACTGAATATAACGATATGGAAATCGTATATATAGGAAAATTACCTGAAGGTGAAAATGGTAGAGTTAGAGTAATTGTTGAGGAACATAAAACAAATCCAAGAGGGTCTTGGAGAACAGTTAGTCATGGGTTTAAACTTAAAGTGGTTTGTGGTTATGATGATGATAAGAAATATTATAAAACAGGACGACCTGTAATAAAAAAAGTTGAAGACTATGTTAGACGTATATGGGATTCATATAATCACAAACAAAAACAAGCCGAACTTAAAACAAGAGCGTTTAAGTTAGCCTTCGATAAATATTGGGGTATGAATACCGAAGTTAACTTTGGTGGTAGAACCAATAATGGAATTGCAAGTAATCACAATCAAATTGTTGTTACACACAGTAACGGGAGTGCCGTAGTACTTTCATATTTTGAAGTTAATGGTGAGGTTGTTTTTAGAGTTGAAAGAACTTATATGGGTAATAATAGTGCCGATTCAATCATCGAAGCATTAGGAAAAATGAAATAATAATCGTATATTTGTTTTCTAAAATAAAATTGATATGAACACATCGACTTATAACATCAGAATTGAGAACGAAAAATTTGGTAAACTAGTTAACGAAACTTTTGTTGACGGGACGCAATTTAAGTTATTCCTTAAAATGGTACATGGATGTTTAGAACTTAAAAATGACCTTACGTTTTTTAACGGTGTTGATTTCTTGGTACACGTACCATACAAGTATCTTGCAGATTCAATAGTATTGACATCCGTAGATTCATTCACTTTAGCGGACCATGCTAAAAGTAAAATAGAAGCTTTAGTTACTAAATAATATTACATATGGAATGGTTAATTGCAATAGTATTGACACTATACGTCATTTATCGTTTTTGGAAAATTGTCCTTAAGTGGATGTTGATTGTTACAGTTTTTTTATTTATATTTTTAGTGTTAAAGTTTAAAACATCTTTCAGTGGTTTTACAGAAATCACAGATGATGTCACAACTGAAGAAGTAATTAAATGTTTTGATAAATGAAGTATTTTAAATTGTTTTTGATGTGGTTAGGACTTATAGTCATCACATCAATGTTCGGCGAGTACGTCGTAAGTAGAGAAGTAAACGGGTTCCTCCAACTTTTAGGTTTCGTTGGTATGGTTGGACTTGTGGTATATATTGGAAACGAAACCATTAATATTTTATTTAAAAACAAAAACTAAGAAAAATGATTGGATTAGGTATTTTTATTTTAGCATTGATTAGTAGTCTTTTCATTGCATTTACAACAAGAGAAAAAATGTACACAATAACTGAAAGTAGGTATGGTGATACGAAAAGTTTTAACGCGGGATGGTTAGTTAAACCGATTGGTGTGTTTATTTTAGGGATTCTTCTCTCATTTATACAACCATTCACGTTAGAAAGAATTGACACAGGTTATAAAGGTTTAAAAGTTAATTTAACAGGTGGTGCTAGAGGTGTTTCAGATTTTCAGTATAAGACAGGTTGGGTACTATACAACTCTTGGACCGAACAAGTAAAAGAATTCCCATTGTATCAACAACACATTGAATATGATGAACAAACAGTGATTACTAAGGGAGGATTTGCGGCAACAATTAAACCTTCATTTAACTACTCACTTCGTGAAGACGCGATTGGGGATATGTTTGAGAATCTACGATTAGAAATTAAAGAAGTTGAACAAGGTTGGTTGAAAAACGCTATTGTATCTTCAGTAAACGATGTTGCGAATAGATGGGAAGTTGATGCGATTTTTAATCAACGTGAACAATTCGAGGCGGCGATTGTTACAGAATGTAATAAACGAGTTTCTAAATGGTTTGAAGTGTCTCAGTTGAGAACGAATATCGTCCCACCTAAATCATTACAACAAGCAATTGAAGGTAAAACTAAAGCGGTACAAGAAGCACAGGCCGCACAACAAAGAACATTGGTTGCTGAAGCTGAAGCGAAAGAAAAAATCGCAATTGCTCGAGGAGATTCTGCAAAAACTATTATTAACGCTAACGCCGCGGCATTATCGATGAAAATTAAACAAAAGGAATTAACACCATTATATGTTGAGTTCGTTAAAGCATCTGCATGGAATGGGCAACTTCCAACAACAATGGCGGGTGGTTCAGGGACATTCCTCAACATTAAACAATAACGTTTCCTTATTCGTAAAATAAGGTGGTGGATTCGCCGAATATCGGCCCCAAGGGAGAAGAGATTCTCCCTTTTTTTGTTTCTATGATATTTATTTAGTATGAAAGGAAATAAGTATAATTCGATGTTAAAGGCCAATATTCTTTTAGAAAGGTCATTCATCCATGGTAGAAATATATTAAAAGAATCTAGTGGTGAAGTGGAAACTAAAAAACAAACTATGATTACTAATCTAGAAACTTTGAAAAAAGATAATCCAAGTTTTGCAACAAAATTTGACAAACATATAAACGCATTAAAAAGTACCGATGTGACAAACGCTTGTGAAGGTAATAAATTGAAGGCTGACTTACAATCTAAGTTAAGCGATGCAAAAAGTGACCTTAGTATGAAAGCTCTATTAAAAGACTCAAATAAAGTAATACCAACATTAGAATCTGATATTAAATTTATTGAAGGTTATTGTACAACTAAAGAAAGTAACACAGGTGGGACTTTACCACCACCATCAAGTACAACTACACAACCCTCTAAAAATACAACAACTTCCACCCAAGATTTGGAATCATTAAAAAAGATGGACTATAAAAGTGCGTTAGAACTTATGAAAAATAGCGATAAATATTCTAAGGAAGATGTGATTAGATTTGTTAGTCAAACACCATCAACAACTATAACAACAACAAAACAACATGGTTCAGATGAGGAAAATTTTATGGCAAATTGGAATAGAACACAAAGAAGAGTGTAAATTAAAAAAATTATGAAGAATATTTTAATATCGGAGAAACAATTAGAAGAGTTAGTTAAGACCTTAAAAGAAAGTCCTGAAGATGAGTTAGAAGAAGGTTTTTTAGGTGATTTAGGTAGAGATATTGGAACTCTAAGTTTCGGAAATATTTTTGCTGGTATAAAAGGAGCTTTCAAAGGCAAGGGATACAACTTAGGAAGAAGTATGAATATCGTAAAAAGTTCATTAAAAAAGATTAAAAGAAACCAAAATTCAATGTTATCAGCAATGAAAGAGTTAAAACATGTTGAGGTTGAATTTAGTGAATTGGATTCTAAGGACCCTGTGGTGTATAAGATATTGAATAATTTAAGAAATACAATATCATACTACGATGGGTACAAAACCTCTGTAAATAATTTAGATTCAATTATCGAGGAATATTATAAATCGGAAAAAGAAGATAAAAAAGATGAAAAATCATTTTCCTCATATGAAAAACCTGTTAAGACATTAACAATGAACCCAAAATTAAAACCTGATACAATAGAACCAAAAAAAGACGAACCGACAATCAAAACAGATACAACAATAGAAAAAAACAAATTAGAAGAGTATTTTTACGATTGGATATCAGGTATGTACAAGTTAGATGGTGATGATTTGATTTATTATTTAACCGCAAGAAAAACATGGGAAGTACGTAAACCTGGAGGTAACTTCAACCCATTAAAAGATACTTTTAGAAATAAAGAAGAATATAATCAAAAATTAAAAGAACTTAAAAATGCCAAAAAATCATGAAAAAATTAGTTATATCCGAAAAACAACTTGAGAAATTGGTTAAAACCCTTAAAGAAAATCATAATGATACTAGTATGACAAAAAAACAATTATTCACAATTGCAACATTGGCATATAAAATGTGGGAATCTATGGAAGATAATGAAGAAATGGAGGACTGGATGGTTAGCAAAGTTGCCCAAGCCGAGCAAAGTATAATTGCAGTTGTTAAAAATTTCATGTATGATGAATTTGTTGGGGATAAAGATATGGATGGTATGGGTAAATTAGATTATACTGATATTATTATAGGTAAATAACAATTTAAGTTTGATTATTAATAACCTTTATCGTATGTTTACGGTAAAGGTTTTTTTATGGAATATCCACAACAATATAACAATCCTGTATTCGTAGACAATAGAGGCTCATTCGCACCACTTTCACTTGACTACACTGATAGTTTTAGAATCATACTTAATAAAAAATGGATTCAAAGTAACATTAGTCATAACCCATTAAAGTATACTTTAAGAGGGTTACATTTCCAAATTGGGGAATACGCTCAGGCTAAACTAATTAAAGTTATTACAGGTGGTATTATTGATTTTGTAATGGACATTAGGGAAGAGTCACCTGAACATTTAAAATTACATATGTTTAAATTAGAACCTGGTGATGAATTGATAGTCCCCCGAGGATATGCTCACGGATTCCTAACCACTGAAAATAATACAATAGTCCAATACTTAGTTGATAATGTTTATTCACCACAAAATGAGGGTATCATCAGTTATTTAGATATTGATAATTTATTAGATAGGTTAAAAGAAAAATTACCAACGGAACCTAATTTAAAGAGTAAAATAATTATTCACCAAAAAGATTTATTAACCAAAAATTATAAAAATGCAAAGTAACGCCACCCAAGAGGAGAAAGATTTGAAAACTGTAATCCTTGAATTGATTAAAAACCACCCAAATGATTTTGAATTGGGTAAATTTCTAAGAAACTACTATAAACAGAATGAACGAGTTTTTAAAGTTTTACCAAAACAAACCACTTGAGATAAAATTCAATAAGAACGATAACATTATTCTTAATGTTGTGGTTATTGATTTTGAAGTTGGCACCGATATGGAGTCAGGAGGGGATGTCAACGTAATAACCGTTCATATTAAAAATATAGAAGAGGTGAAACACTACACTTATGATATGGTAATGTTTCACCTAAAAAAAGAGTTAAAGGGACATTTATCACTATTTTCAATCGACGGAGATTTGGTAGTAAGTTTACGATAATCCAATATATTTATATATAAAATAGATATATGGATAATTTAAAAGATAGATTATTTGAAGAAGTTAAAAGAAGAGGGTTAATCGTTGAACAAAAAACAGGTTCTAAAGACTTTACCGAAATGATTTCTTTGTTATTACATTCAAGAACTCAAATACACACATTTCATTTACAAACTAAATCATATGCCGAGCACATGGCATTAAACGGATATTATGATGGTATTGGTGATATAGTTGATGGTTTAGTTGAATCTTACCAAGGTAAATATAGTATTCTTAAGGGATATCAGAACTATAAATTAGAAGATTATAAAGACACTACTAATACAATCAATTATTTAAAGGATTTATGTGGTAAAGTGGAGGAACTTAGAGATTGTTGTAAAGATTCGTACATACAAAATCAAATTGATACTGTTTGTGAATTGATTAATTCGACACTTTATAAATTAAGATTTTTAAAGTAATCTTAATTTATATAAAATTGAAACCCTTAATAGAAATGTTAAGGGTTTTTTTGTATATTTTATTTATGAATGAGAATGTCCACCCTAAAAGGTTGAGGTTGTTCATGGAGGAGATATATAAACTTCATCCTGAGACTGAGAATACTGAAAACTATAGATTTTA